TTTGCTGAAGGCAAGAAGCCGATTGGTGTGTATGCCACTCCATCGACCATCAACATTTATGCCAATTCTGAAGGTGAAGACGATGCCCGTGGCTATATCCATCATGTCGATTTCGAACATCCGGGTACCAGCTTGGAGTTTGACGAAATGATGAATGCCAACATCAATGCGAACCTCGGTGCGATTGTAATGGGTTGTTCAGGTGACGATGCGAAGATTGCCGGTACTCCGTGTACACCTTTGCAAGTGACACAGGACAACTCGCAGGACAACAAGGAAGGCAACAAGAACACCGTTCAGTTGGCCAGTTCCTTGCGTAGCGGTCCACTCGGTAGAATTGCGAAGTCGCTCATCCCGATGACGGATGATGATGAAGTAAACGCCGTTCTTGGCTTGCCTGCTGCAGATGCAACAGGATTGTGATATCTAATTTAAGGTTAACTCGGCTGGCAGTCGGATGACTGCCGGCTTTTATTCTATCAGAAATGAATGTAGAAAAGCAAGAATCTTCAGTAGCTGAAGCAAAACAGACTGAGAAGAAATTGTGTGTCGTTATCCCGTATTACAAGGCAATACATCAACCGATGGCGCTGCTTTATGCTATCCGTTCCTTATGTGCCTATTTGTTGGCGGATTTCAAAGTGGTCGTTATCGGTGATAAAGAGGATTGGTTCAGCCCTGAACTGGTTCATGTACCTTCTTCATTGTCTGCAGTTGATACAGACAGTATCATTGATGATGCCTTCACCAAGGTGACTTTGGTTGAACATATCTCTGATGAATTCATTTTGATGATGCCGGACACTTTCTTGTTGACTCCGTTGTCTGTGTCTCACATGTTGATTTCCAAAGCATCCGAATCGCTTGAATTTAATACGGGATTACCTTTTGGTGTTGATATCAAACAGGTTATGCAATATTTGACGGCGATGCCTGACGAACCTCTGACCATGGAGATTTGTCAACACTGCAGTTCCCATGATCGTCCAGTAGTGGTTGATTGGCGCAAGAACGAATGGTTGCTTCCGGTGGTTTCTGCAAACCCGAATCCGGCAAAGTTTAAGGAATTGGTGGACAAACGTTTCTTCATGCGTTACAGCAAAGAGGGGTGGAGCGGATTCCTTCAAGACAAATTGAAGGTTATGTATCCGAACAAATCGAAGTACGAAGTGTAATGAAACAGGATATCATCACTTGGCTGAAGTCAGGTGCGAACGCTCAAGAGGGTGTGCAGCTTATGAAAAGGGCGGGCGCACCCTCTCTTGCATTACGCCTGGTATCTTCCAATCCTTCCCGTTACAAGAAGATGATGGTGGAGTGGTTGGCTCAGAAATTTGGTATCGATGAAAACTTGTCCATGATACGTCAGACAACCGAAGTGGTTGTTCTCAAGGAGAAAACCAAATCCTTCCGGGAAGAATTTCCTTTCTTGGATCAACCCGATTGCCCGGTTGAACTGGAAGCCTTGGCTTCACGAAAGTTCTCACGCTATCACGATTACGTGAAGTTGCATCTTAAGCTTCGTGAATGTCGTAGTCTGGATGAATGTGCCAAGGTCGCACGTGAACTGTTGGACAGCTATATGGAGAACCGTGCAATATGGGCAGAATTGAACTATTACCAAAAGCACAAGGTCATATTGGGTAAACATCCCATCTTTGCGGCTTTCGCTCGTCGCAAGAACTTGCTCGTCATGTCAGTCAAGGACCTGATGAAACGTAAGCAGCAGCTGGAGAATAACATTTGGCGGGTGCAGTCCGAGATGAAAAGAGGTGACAAGCCGCATTTGGATGGCCAGCGTCGAGAGCGGTTGAACGCCTATCAGGCGGAATTAGCCGAAGTAAACAGGTTATTGGATGAAGAATAGATTTTTCGACCTCGATGAATTGTTTGGCGAAGTACGTCAATCCCGGATGTTTTCGCAACGGTTTGAAAGTATCTTGACTTTCAAACTCAACAATCTGCGTGAACTGTGCGGACGATTGCCTGAAAACGGCGAGGCGTTTTTCATTGAAACCCGAAAAAGTTTCACGGCATTTACGTTCATTGTCTACCTGATCAAGAATGCCGGCTATGTCAGACATATCTACATAGCGACCTATTTAACCAATGAACGTATCATCAATGCTTTGCTCCGATGGAGAGACAAAGGGATGATTGGTACCATTCATCTGCATGTTTCCGAGACGCTGAAATTCCGTATGCCGGAAATATTCCAGCGGTTGAAACAGTTGCACAATGAGGGCATCATTACGTTGACTTATGGTTGGACACACAAGAAAGTGACTTGCCTGGATACTGAATCCGGCCATTATGTGGTCGAAGGTTCAGGTAACTATGGCGAGAATGCACTTGAAGAACAATACGTATTCCTTAAATCACATAAAGTATATGAATTCAGAATCGGCAATTAATGTTTGGACAGAACGTCCTAAATGGTTCGGTCGAATCAATATCGAAGAATATGAGAAATTGGCATCCATCGGATATACACCGCAACAGATAGCGATGTACTATGACATCGAAGTGGGTGATTTCATGTTCTACTTTACGTTGCTTCGTTCACCTCTGAAGTATCATTATGACCGTGGACAGTTGTTGCAGCAGGCCAAGGAAGGTATTTCCATGACCGATGCAGCGGCCACGGGTGAGAATGTAACCCAAGCGCAGCGCTTGGACAAGTTCCGTGGGCAATTGGAGTTCAAGAACAACATTAACAAAGTATTTTTCGGTGATTTAGATGTTTGAGAAAAGTTATTATCACGTCCTGCAGGACTATATCCAGAGTGGTTGCAAGGAGCAGCTTACACCCGAGGAACAGGAATATTACAATGCGTTGTATGCCATCGTAGGCATTCATCGCAAGTATGGCCGTGACCAGGCAATCAATTTGTTGATGCATGAGCCATTCAATTGTTCACGTCCTCGTGCCCGTGAGATGTATAACGAAGCGGTCAATCTCTTCTATCTGGATGATTCCATCGAGAACCGGGCACACCGTAACATGATTTTTGAGGATTTGCAGAAAGCTGCACAGGCTGTCTTGCTTTCGGCCAAATCGCCCAAGGACATGGAGATTTACGGTAATCTGAAGATTCAGGCATGGAAGGTGAAGCAGCTGGACAAAGAAGACCCAATCAAGAGAGAGCAACCGAAGGAGAAGCCTATCAAGCTTTATACAACCGATTCCAACATGATTGGTATTCCTTCCATTGACCGTAATCTGTTGGCTCAGCAGATTGACAACATCCCGGATATTTCGGAACGTGATCGTGAACGTCTGAAACGGGATGCCAACATTATTGAAACCTCATTTGAAGAAATGCTCGATGACACGGAAGAAAAAACTCAGGATTACGGATGATGTCGAAGTCCGTTTCGGTAATTGGGTAGCACAGCTGCTATCCATCATTATGCCTTGGTCACTCTATTGGGTGGCCGGTCGTGCTTCTGCCAAGACTGTACAGGTTCTTGCGGAACGGGTTCAGGAAGTTGCAATGGATTGTCCCGGTGCTCCCTTCGCATGGGTGGCCGATACCTATTCGGATTTGCACAAGAATGTGATTCCTTCGCTCATCGATGGGCTTGCATTGTTGGGGTGGGAATATGGGACTCACTACGTTATCAATGAATCTCCACCCGAAGAATGGAAGCTCCGTATGTATAACATCTGTTCCGATTGGCGCAATACCATGGTCTTCTATACGGGATTCAATTTCACATTCATTTCTTTGGATCGTATGGCCATCGGTGCCGGACGTTCGTATGTCGGTGTATTCGGTGATGAAGTCAAGTACTTCCCGGAAGAAAAGTTCACTAACTTGTTGAAGGCCGTCCGTGGTTTCTATGTCAAGTACGGAGATTCAGTCTGGTACCGAAGCAGAACACTTACCACCGATATGCCGAATCCGAACCATTTGGGAGAATATGACTGGATTCTGAAGATGTCCAAGCAGAATGATAAGCAGAAAATCATGCTTGCCCTTCGTGCCGGATTGGTGTATAATGACACCAAGAAGACCTATGTTTCCCATCTTCAGGAATATGAAGTATTGAAGAAAGCTTTCCGTACAGACCGTTCCTTGGCATCTAAAGTGGAGAAAGCGGAAAAATCCATGCAGTTGGCCAAGCGTAACATGGAACGGTGGGAACAACGATGGATAAAGGCACGGCAGCGCGTCTCTCTATTCTTCATATCATCGACATACGTCAATGCGGATATCCTTGGTTTGGAATGGTTCCAGGATGAAATCACGGAAGGTTTGGAGGGCTTGAACTGCAACGTGCTTTCCATCATCCCTAAATTGGAATCCAGTGTGCTGTTTTATCCGAATCTTACCATCGGCCACTTCTATGCCGATGGCTATCTCAATGATGTCATCGACAAGCACCCATTGGCATGGCAGGAGGATTGTACTGTACTTAGGTACTTGGATAAAAGCAGCTATCTGGAGGCTGGCATGGACTCCGGTAACATGCTCTCCATGGTCATTGGGCAGCGTAAAGGTAGTACCTACTATGTGCTGAAAGAGTTCTATTCTTTACCACCACAGACAGCACGTGAGCTGGCGGATGCTTTCCTGGCATACTTCGCTCCGATGAAACGCAAGGTTCTGAAGCTGTACTATGACCGCTCCATGAACAACTACAAGCGTGTCAAGTCGGATATGGCCACGCAGATCAAGAATTGTATCGAGAAGTATGCCGATGGCTCTTCTACGGGTTGGAGTGTGCAGCTGATGTCATTGAACCAAGGAAACATCGGCAGTAACTTGGAGTACCGGTTCATGCAGGACTTGATGGCGGGCAATCTCCAGCGCCGCCTGTTCTCACTCAGGATAGACCAATACAATTGCCGTAATCTCAAGAGTGAGATGGAGGTAACGAAGACCAAGTCTGTAACCGACCGCAATGGTGCAACCATGGTGGTAAAGGAGAAGACGGGTGATAAGCTTCCTACGGCAAGACTGCCCAAAGAGTCCACTAACTTGACCGATGCTTTCAAGTATCTGATGATGCGCAAGGAGTGGTTGCGTGTATGGCAGTCTAAAGGTGTTGCTTATATAGGATAATGCTTCAAAGGATGCTATAGTGCCCTTCCAACGTGGTTGGAGGGGCTTTTTTATAGGTCAAACCTTGCTGGAGGTGGGATTTCGTCACATTTCCCCTTTGTTTTGTCTCTTGCAATCGCAAGTCGGGGGCGGTGCGGCTCGGGCATCGGTGCGATTCCGTTTCTCAATTTTGAGAAACGGGGGAGGTTTGTATCTTGGTTTTTAGGTACTTGGATTTTCAAGTACCTTTTTTTTTGCGTAAAGTCGCCCCATTTGAAGAAAAAGTTGTCCCAAATGACATCGGGCGCCGCGAAAAGTCCATGCGTATGCGTTTCTCTCCATACCCATGGACTTTTCGCGGGTAAGTGGTAGAAAGCGATGCTTTCTGTTGATTGTCTGAGTTGTCTTGAAGAGGTTGAAATTCTTCAGTACGCAGGCTTAACCTCAGAACTTCACCCACATCATCCAACATTTTATTTTGGTAGCGTTCCGCTGTATTGTTTAGGCTGTTTCCTTTTCTGATTGTCGCCATTCATTTCTGTCACCTATCACTGCGCAGTTCCGCTTTTTTGTGCTGCAAAGGTAAATGCCGCCTCTCACTGGCTCAAGTTCAAGCAACGTTTCCGTAAAAATCTCCAGCCCTTCGGGTAGTATTCAAGCCGATGGTTTCCGTGAAAAACTTGCTCTTGCTCTATCCAGCACCTTTGTCGGCAGCGTAAAAAAGGCGAAACATACCGCGTAGCGACAGGCGACGCAGAAAAAAAAAGCTCCAATCAGGGAAACAGCCGAATAAAGGCTCACACCCACCGAGCTCAAGGTTCATCATAAAATTATCAAGCCATGAATTACCGAATGAAAACTTTTACCTACAAACAAGCGATTGCCGAACTAACAAAAATTTTCGGTTCTTATGAAGTAACGGACAAGGTAGACACTACCAACAGACTAGAGGTGTATTTTACAACTTCGGACGGACAAAGTCTGTGCCTATTTGCTGATGAAAGCGAGTATTTCCAACGATTTTCCAATTATGAAATAATAGAAGCATGAAAAAGAGTAATGACCCCAAGAAGAAAGAAGAAGCGCTCAAAAGAAGAGCTGCTCTTAAAGACTTGTCTTCAAGTCTACAAAACTTGTCAAAACAAGGACTATTCCCCGAGTTCCCCACAGTTAACGGATTGTTGCGGTACTACTACGAAAGCCGAGGATATAAGGAATTAAAGACTTTCCGCCAATGGAAAGAGGAAGGCTTTACAGTGAAGAAAGGAGAAAAGGCCATTTTGCTTTGGGCGCAACCCGTAGCAAGTAGCCATAGTAAGGAAGCAGCGACCGAAGCCGGAAAGACCGAAGAAGAAGCAAAAGAGGACTATTTTCCCGTGTGCCATGTGTTCGCAGCTTGTCAAGTGCAACCGATGAAAAACAATTAACCCTATTTATAAACATTAAATTTTCAAGATTATGAAGACAAACGAAGCAAAGAAAGTGAGTAAGGTAATGGCAGAAATGGCTGCTCAGTCTGTAAACCCTGTAATGGTAGCAGTTGCGCCCATCGTGAACAATCCACAGGAAGAAGCCCCAAAGGCCGAAGAAGTAGCGGAAGCAGTTGAAGCGGTAAAGGTGGAAGAATCGCCAAAGGTGGATGAAGCACCCAAGGCAGAAGCCAAGGGAAAGAAGAAGCCGACCAAGAAGCAGACAGCCGAGGAACTGCAAGCCGAAATCGAACGCAAGACGGCAGAACTCCAAAGATGCTTGGCAGACCTGGAACGAAAGAAGAAGCTTTCCAACGACCGAAGCGCATTTATGTCTGCTTTGGACGATTTGGATGCAGCCGAGTCGAAGTTAGGAGAGGAGGACGGGTTCAATTCGCCCAACTATAAACTGAAATTTTCGGGTGGATATGGTAGCGGAGAAATTTTCGCCTTGTCGAATCGTTTTGTGCTGGTGGAGTTCATCGGTTTCATGCGTGGCCGTATCAAGTCCAAAATTTCGGAAATTGAAACGCTCTTGATTGCTGAATAATTCGGCAAAGGGTAGGGAAGCAGCCTTTAGGGGCTGCTTTTTTTGTGCCGTTATGGTTGGGTGGCCCCCATTCCGTTTTGCTCCTGAAATAAATTTCGTGAGCAAAACGGAATGGGACCCGGTTGTTTGTTAGGGAAGTGTACTTCCTTAACATTTATATTTCCGTTCCATGAACCACGGAGGGGAAATTATTCAATAAAGTAATAAAATAATTACCTAAATGTTTGTTGGTAATAAAATAATTACCTATCTTTGTAGTGTAATCAAAAAGGAACAAGATATGCCAACAATTTTAATTTTATTCGGTTTAAAGTTTAGAATCTATGTCCGAGACCATGAGCCTATTCATGTTCATGTTATCAGTCAAGATGGTGAAGCGAAATTCAAAGTAGGTGAGGAAGTAAGCCTTATGGATAACAAAGGTATGAAACCTAAGGATTTGAAACTTGCAGAAAGCATCATCGAGGAAAACAAGGAATTGGTCATTACAGAATGGATTAAGATATACGGCAAGTAAGCCGTATATCTCCACTATAAGAAAGGAGGTATTTATGAGAGCAAAAAGAGTTTGGTTTGAAGGTGAACGCATCTACATTGAAACGGATGACGGGCGTACCTTGTGGCAATCGATTCTTTATTACCAGAGATTGAAGAATGCAACAGAGGAACAGCGCAATGATTACGAACTGGGTGCGTTCGGCATTCATTGGGAAGAGATTGACGAAGATGTCTCTTATGAGAGCTTTGAGTATGATATGCCGGAGCCTACGGGTATCTCACGAATCTTCCTTACTCATCCGGAATTAAACGCTTCGGCTGTGGCTCGCAGGTTGGGTATTCAGCAAAGTTTGTTGGCACAATATATAAGAGGCTTGAAAAAACCGTCTGCTGAGCGTGAACGGATGATTTTGGATACTATCCGGGAGATTGGTAGTGAATTGTCAACGATTACGATTTATTAAGATATGATGAATAAAAGTCATCAATGGCTGGCAGAACAAAAAATATATAGGTATAGAAGGAAAAGACCAGCAAGGTTAATAAGACGATATGGTGTACAAATTACTGGGAAATTAACTCATAAAGTGCTTTTGCCATTTGCTGTAAACCATTTTATGAATAATTTAGGTTTTGCAAAGTCTTTGAAAAATAAGATAACAGTACCTAAGGATTTCTCTTTTTACACGAATTTTAATGCTTGCATTAATTTCTTTAGAGAACTGATTTCTACTTTTGTGAATAAAGAAAATGATGTGACGATTGATTTTTCTCAATGTCGTAATGTCTCTGTATCTACGCTTACATTGATTGATGTGTTGTATAAGGAGTTTCTTTTAGGGCAAATTAGGCATAAAAGAATCAATGAAAATCATTATATAAGAAGATTAAAGATAATACCTTCATATCATTCTTTTGAAGTAAAAAAGTATTTGCATAGTTTAAGATTCTATGAATATGACGATTTCAAGGATGGTGATGGCGAAGTATTACCTTTCGAATTGATAAAAGGTAAGAAAAGAAATAGTTATCAAGAAAATACTAAAGGAAAGGCTGTTGCTCAAATTGTCGAATTCATTAACAATTCACTTCAACCCGTTAATAAAAGTTTGACTTCTGATGGCTTGAATATTATTGAGTCTCTTGTTTCTGAGATTTTGAATAATGCAGAGGATCATAGTCATAATAATTGTGAATGGTATGCAAATGGTATTGCTTTTCATGAAACGATAAAAAATGAAGATGTTGTAGAACTAAACCTTGTTATTATGAATTTTGGTAATACCATGTATCAAGGTTTTGAGGGTACAAAAGTCTTGAATAAAGATAATTACTCAAAAGTTGATAATAAGTATAACCAGCATAGACTATTATTTAAAGGGCATAATAGATTTGAACGAGAATCCTTATTTATGCTTTATATGCTTAATGAAGGTATAAGTCGTTTAAAATATGAGGATGATTCTCGTGGAAATGGAACAATGCAGTTTTTGGATGCTTTCTCTCAGATTGGAAGTTTTGGGAATAAGAATCCGGATTTCATACCACGATTGAACATAATTTCAGGACATACTGTTTTGTCGTGTGATAATAAAGTGGCTCCATATGCTGAAGGGAAACACCTTAAATTATCATTAAACAAAGAAAAAGACTTAACTTTGTTGCCTGATACCGAATATTTGAATTATTATAATGAGTTCTTTCCAGGTACCATTATAGAATGTAGAATATTTTTAAATGAAAAGTTTTTTGATGAAATATTAAATAATAACCACAATGAATAATGATATTTTTTTAACTAAAGCTCATCGGGGTATTGGTAGTACGCTGTTTACAGGTCGACCTGAAGGTAAAGCTGTTCGAAAAGAGTTGAAGTTGGATGAGAAGGATAAAACTTCTGAAGAATATACCATATATATCCCAGAAGGTACTACATCCTTTAATACATCTTTTTTCCTTGGTCTGTTTTTTGACAGTATAAAGGAGCTTGGTAGTATAGAGTCCTTTAAAAAGAAATATGTAATAAGTTTATCTAAATTGGAAGAATCCCTTCACCCAAGTATTGAACGTAATTTGAAAGGATGTTATCGGAAGGCTGAAAATGAATTGGATAAATCAACAGGATTAGACTAATAGGAGGTTGAATGACAGATACGATTTATGTTTGTTTAAAAGACTCTTTATTGTCCGGCAATTTTGTTGGGATATTGAATTGTTCAGAAAAGGATGATTTCCTATGGTCTTTGTCTCTCAATGATTTTTTGACATTGCTTTTATCGTGTGCTGGTTTTTTTATAGTATTGTGCCAATTTCGTCATGAAATGAAATTAAGCAGAAAACAATCAAAAGAGGCTAGTGATAAAGACATTAAGGTTAAAGAACGAGAGTGGTATTTGAGTGTTATTGTTCAACCTCAAATAGATTCGATAAATGAATTTTATAAGGAACTCATAGAAAAAGTGTCCAATGATGTAGAGAATATTAGAGATAATATTTATTTGTCAGAAATGGATATTTTGGTGTGCCAAAGTAAAATTATTGCAGATAATCAAGAATATATTTATAGTTTCTTTGATCATCTGGAGACGTTGGTGCAGCCTTTTGATGAAAAATTATCTATGAGTATTGTTGATGAAGCTATGGATTTAGAAGATAGAACTTCAAAGTTGATTGAGTATTATTTGAAGAATAAGGATGAATCTTTAGGAGATATCAGAAGGTTGCTTCTTTTGAATAAAGTAAATGTTATATCTCTGTTATACGATAAATCAAAAGAAATCTAAGTTTCCTTACCTTTGCAAAGTAGAAGTTTTCGCTTTTGATTAGTAAATGCATTTTAAAAGGTTCCAGCTATGGCTGGACCTTTTTTTTATACTAATGCTTTGATGTTTTGAAGTTTTCAGAAAATATGCTTATATTTGTGATGCCGAATTAAAACCAATAAAATGAATCCCTTGTCAACGTGTAATCCGTAAAATCGGGTTCCGGGTGGTTCCGGTCGGCGCACGTTGATAAGGGGTTCGCCATTTATGATTATGTCTAATACACCTACTATCGTAATATTACCATCGACACCTTCACCTGTTCCTGTAACACCGGAACCTAGTACAGAGTCACCAGAGATTCAAATCTTAGAAAAACGAGAATAGGATGAAAATAACAACCGATGCAACAATTCCCCATATCGTAGAATTGAGGGAGTGACGGTATTGTTCCACTCTCTTAATGTTAGACTTGTGTTGGGTTTCTATTGCGTCATTTAATGATATGATTTCATTTCGCAATATTAGTTTTTGTTGAAGTTCTGTTGTGACTTTTTCATTCCACCCATTGGCATATTCATTCGGCTGTAGTTCGTCAAAATTTCGTCCCATAGGCATATAGGTTCTTGGTAGCAGTACCAATAAGATGAAATATGTGGCTCTAATGATGCCTATAAGAAGGGTTATTATAGCATAACAGGTTGCATTGAAGTCAAGATTTGCATAGAGATATCCGAAGCCGAAAGTGAGCAGACCGATATATATAGATATCAGTTTATAGCTTCGTTCTGTTGTGTCCCGTGAGGTTTGTATCAGATCTTTTAGACGTTCTTTCATGCTTTCGTGAAAAAACTTGATGACTTCCAATGATAATATCATTAAATTTTCATCGGTGATTTTATATTTTTCTTCCATATCTAATACCTTTTTTGCAAAAGTAACGATTTTGCACATACAATGTATGGTATAAACAAATGATTTATAGTGTTATTAGCAAAATATTTACTCTGTTGGTTTATAAAAATGTTTGTCATAACTTTGCGGTATAACTAAAAATTTTAAAAGATATGGTAACAATTATTTATTCAAAAAGAGGACTTTCAACTAATTTCCCGATTAGTGCGAGATTGTTTGAACAAGTGGGTAATACTCTAGTCAGAGTGGTGTGTGAATCTTATTATTATGGGAGTGCTGAATCTTTGGAGGACTTGGTATGTGAATATATGAATACCTTTATGCCTTCTGGCTTAGAGATATATACATATCATGTAACTTCTGATTGTAGTTCCGGTATCGATAGTGAGGGCAAAAGATATATTAAGGAACTTGTTTTTCAAGTACTTGTTTAATCATTAATCACTACCTTCGCATAGTAGAAGTTTTCACTTTATAATTAAATGCACTTTAAAGGGTTCCGCCTATGGCTGGAGCCCTTTTTTGTTTCCAAATGTAAAATACTTATATTTACCGTGTGTTTTACTTATTTTCTCCGTAGGTTTTGTAAATTCAAAAATTCTCCCTATATTTGCAGTGCGTTACATTTTGGGAAGGCGAGTCAGTTCGCCAACATTTGCCGTTGGCTTTTTTTGTGCCAGGCCGTATCATTTTGCTGACTTCAGCAAAATGTTCTGTTGATATAGTTCCGACCCCCGTGTGGAGCGTTAATGCGCCCACTGCCTTCTCAAGGTGTAACGCGACGGGAAAGCGGAACTTTCTTTTTTAGATAAGTACGTCTTAATTTTTTGGGTTGAGAGTTCCCTTTCCCGTGTATATTAATCGACATAAATTGGTGATTAATTAACATAAAGTTTCAATTCATTTTACCGCGTTACAAAATGAAAAAACAAACAACCCTCAAGCTGCAGCCTGCAGCATTGTCAGCCCTTATTGTATGGCTGAATAGTGATAATTCATTGTTCTCCTCTGTACTGGAGAGCACAGTTTCCAACCGACAGGTATTGCTCATCGGCCATGCTTGCCTTGCGTTCTCAGCATTGGTATGTGCATGTACGTTGTCGCCCATGGCAGCGGTATTGATGCTGCTTTGGTTCGTTGTGTCGTTATCTCTTTGCAAGAAAGGAGGTATCAAATGATGTTCTTCGTATCTAAAATCAACACTTGGAATTCCGTCAATCATAAGGGCGTAGAAGTTCAAGAATGGTTGGGCTCATTTGCTCATCATCTTCTCCCGAATGAATTGTCTAAGGATGCCTTGATAGAAACCATTCGTGTGAAGTTGCAGGATTTTGACCGTAAACATCCTCGCACGATACCCCTTGTCATGTCTAAGGTTCACATTGATACTAAAACACCGCTCTATTTCTCCATATACCCCAAAGGCCATTCGGATAAGCCGGTTGCATCTTTCTACATCCACAAAGTGGTTGGTGAATATCGTTTCAATGAAGTTAATTACCCGAGATTAGAGAAAGGAGGTATGAAATGAAACGTGCCCGTAAATTGGTGGATGATGCCGTTACTTATGTGGCATCTTCACGCAAGCATGTCGGTGGCCAGACCAGTGAATACATCTATACGGTGTGGTTTGATGGCAACTCGGTGATTGATGATGCTTCGGCCGATGAACTCCGTGAGTTGGTATCGTGCATACAATCCGCTCTGAAGGAAACGGAGAAAGGAGGTAGCAATGAGCAATAATTGTCTTACTCATGTATGCTCTGTTTCTATTCCAGAAGAAAGAATATCTTTGGGTGATTGGCTCAAATTGTTTGAAGCATCTCCTCTAAAAGATGAACTTCCCAATGAAGAATTCATGGAGTTTTGTACTGATTTATATTATATCCGTTATCCGGAGAAAGGGGGTGAGCAATGAAGATTGTCTATACCTTGAAGAATGTGACTGACCTGGAGTGGGCATTGGCCATTGCTGCAGAAGTGAAAGCTGAGGTGGGAATTACTCCGGACTATATAGAAACTGATAGAGGCGAACGCATAACGTATGATCGTACGGACTTGAAGAGACTGGAGAAAGGTGATATCGGTGATTCTGATTATATATCCAGGCATCAATTACTTTCAGAAAAATAAATACATAGCTAAATATTTGGGCGTGGCCTTGCTTACTCGTGAGAGTGGGCAGGGTCTTTTTTTGTCCTTTTATCTGAGGTAGTTGTATCGTACTTTTGTAGCATGGGAATCATGAAGAGACAGGCCGAAACGATGACGAACCGAAGGAGTTGGGGACAGAAGTCAAACTCCTTGGGTGGACGGACATGGCCGATAGAGGTTATCGTGGAAGGTGATACGGGCATTACCCAGCGCCATCAACGTGAACTCGACAAGAAATCGGTTGCCAAGTTCAACCGTCAGGTGCGGGCATGGGGTAAAATGGTTAATGGTGCCTTGGTGACAAGCATCGGCCAACACATAGACAAGGATGTGCATCTCTCCTCCAGCTTGAAGCAGAACTATCGCCATTATGGCAAGACCGTTCGGGCTGGCGAAGAGATAACGAGCATCGGGTTCAGCTTTGCCGAAGAGGGTATCTATGTGCATCTGGGTGTAGGCCGTGGCTATGCCATGGAGGGTGGTACCCGCATCATCACCAAGAAGACCAACCGTGATGATCTTCGCAAGCCGAAGGACTGGTTCAACTCCGTCATCCGGATGCACATTGATTCCCTGGGTGAGATAGTGAAGAATTATTGTGGGGACTTGTACTTGAACGCGTCCCGGATATACATCAACAGATAGTTATGAGTGAGACAAAAAGAATTGGAGACTTTCATTTTGTGCCTACCGAGGTGGGCACATACGCCGTGCGGATGGAGGGCAGTCTGAATGATACCTTCGAGCGGTTTCTGAGCTTCGATGCCACCAGTTGGGATATGGATCCTATAACGGTGGCCGGAGTGCGTGTCGTTCCATGGGGAGCGGACAACAACCTGCCTAAGAACATGCGCCGGATACTGGAGAAAAACAACTTGGCACCGGGCATCCTTGACCGAAAACTTGGATTGATATATGGACAAGGGCCAATGCTCTATACGCTGGAAGTGCAAGAGAACGAACGGGTGCAGAACTGGATGCAGGATGATGAAATACAGAACTGGTTGGACAGCTGGGACTATCGGGGCTTTATCCGCCAAATGCTGATGGAATATAACCACCTGAAGGGCTGCTTCGTGAAATATGTTTCAGGCAAGTCCGTCCGTGTGGGCAAGCCTTGGATTCACTCGCTGGAGTGTGTTCCTTCGGCTGATTGCCGGCTTGTCTGGCCAAGGAACGACTCACGCAGGGTGGATGATGTGACCGATATCATGGTAGGTGACTTCGATGCCTACACGAATCCAACCTACAAACTCTTCCCGGTGTTCGACAAATGGCATCCCTCGAAACATGAAGTGGCCATGAAGTACCATTCCATGCGTAGTTTCGGACGCAATTTCTATTCTCTCTCTTCCTTCTATGGCTCCGTTCCATGGATGGCAGATGCCAATACCTTGCCCGAAATCATCGCTTATCTGAACAACAACATGATAGCAGCTGCCTACATCGTGCATGTACCGCAAGGCTATTGGGAGGAGAAACGCCGGTTAATAGAAGACAAACAGCCGGATCTGAACGAAGCACAGATTCTACGGAAACTGGATGATGTGAAACAGACGCTCGCCCAACAGATAGCCGAAGTGATGGCGGGCAAGAACAATGCCGGCAAGTTCTTCATGTGTGTGGATTTCATTGATGTGGACGGCCATGAACAAAGTTGGAAGATAGAGCCTATCGAAATGAACATTGACAAGTACATCGATGCACTGACCAAGATATCACGCATAGCGGATTCTTCGACCACTTCGGGACTCGGACTGAATCCGGCATTGGCCAACATCATCATCGACGGCAAGGGGGACAGCGGTAGCCAGATGCTTTATGCGCTGAAACTGTTCTATGGTGCCGATACGCAGATTCCCGAAGATATCGCCTTGGAGGCTATCAATGACGCTATCCGCATCAATTTCCCTCACAAGAAGGGCATTTTTATGGGGCTTTACCGAAAAGTCATCAACAAAGAGGACAATGTAACGGCCGGAGAACGTGCCACTAACCAAGTATAGCCATGGAAAAGAAAGAAATCATTTT